GACAAGAAAGTAAAAAAGTGATAGAAAATAAATGTAATACAAAAGACAATTATTTGCTTGGTATTCTTGTATTTTCAACAGTTATGTTGATTAAGAATAGAAAGGGTAATAGAAAAACATAGGCGCCTACTGGTGTCTTTTTTAATGTTTAGAATGGAGGTGGCATTTTGACAGAAAAACAGAAACGCTTTGCAGATGAATATTTGATAGATCTTAATGCCACCAGGGCATACAAAGCAGCTTATCCCAATGTTAAGAAAGATGAGACGGCGAGGGTCAATGGTAGTCGAACGCTAACAAATGCTAACGTTAAAAAATATATTGATAAAAAGCTGGAAGAAATCAAATCTGAAAAGACAGCGGATGCTCAAGAAGTGATGGAATATCTCACATCTGTTATGCGTCGAGAGAAAAACGAATTCATTGTTGTTACATGCAAAGAGCGAGTAAGTGATTATGACAAAAATGGTAAAAAGCGTATTATTGATAAAGAAATACCTGAAGTTGTAGAGATCCCCGCTAAATTGTCTGATGCTAATAAAGCGGCAGAACTCCTTGGTAAGCGGTACAGGCTCTTTGTGGATCGTGTTGAAGCTGATGTAAATCAGGTGGTCGTCTTTGGTGGGGAAGATGAACTCGAAGATTAGAGTTAATCTTCCTGAAAAGATCGGGAAGGGTTATAAAACCTTCTGGAACTTTAAAGGCAGGTATCGAGCAGTCAAAGGAGGTCGAGGATCCAAAAAATCAACTACCGCCGCCCAGTGGTTTATATATAACATGATGAAATACCCGTTGGCCAATACATTAGTGGTTCGACGGGTTTTTAATACCCATAAAGATTCGACCTGGACGCAGTTAAAATGGGCGACCTATAACCTTAATGTTTCTCATCTGTGGTATTTCAGTAAGTCACCACTGGAAGCGACATATATTCCAACTGGCCAGAAAATTCTTTTTAGGGGTCTTGATGATCCAATGGGAATTACATCAATTACTGTGGAAAAAGGTTATTTATGCTGGGTATGGTTTGAAGAAGCCTTCCAGGTGATGGATGAGGATGCATTTAACAAAGTAGATATGTCAATCAGGGGGGAATTGCCTGAAGACTATTTCAAGCAAATTACGATGACATTCAATCCTTGGTCAGAAAAACATTGGATTAAAAAGCGCTTCTTTGATAGACCAGATCAAAATACGATGGCTATCACAACAAGTTATCGGTGTAATGAATTCTTGGGGGAGGATGACATCAATCTCTTTGAAGAAATGAAAGAGAAAAACCCAAGACGTTATTCCATTGAGGGTGAAGGTGAGTGGGGCATTGCTGAGGGTCTGGTCTATGAGAATTTCTGTGAAATAGAATTTGATCCTGAAGAAGTAAGCAAGCGTTCAGGCGTTACAGCCTTGTTCGGCCTGGACTTCGGATATACCAATGATCCAACTGCTTTTGTTGCGTCGCTGCTTGATAAAGAGAACCGGGCGATTTACATTTATGATGAGATATACAAGAAAGCCCTGACCAACAAGGATATTTACAACGAGATCAGCTATCGGGGTTATGGAAAAGAAAAGATCACAGCTGATGGAGCGGAGCCAAAGAGCATTGAAGAACTGAAGCGGTTAGGGTTGCGGCGGATCAGAGCAGCCCGAAAAGGTCCTGATAGTATTTCCTTTGGGATCCAGAAGCTACAAGATTATAAGATATACATTCATCCCAGGTGTGAAAACGCCCTGGTTGAGTTTAATAATTATATTTGGGATAGTAAGAACGGGCAACCGCTCAACAAACCAATTGATGATTTTAACCATTTATTGGATGCGCTCAGGTATGCAACTGAAAGCATGGAAAAACAAGGTCTAAAAACGTTCAGGAGCTGATTTTAAGGGGGGTTAATCGTTGAAACTGACAGAGATATATAAAGCACTGAAAAAGGGGGTGAAAGCAGGAATTATGGAGATAAAGAAAAGCAATATCATACAGGATGAACAGACAATCGGGATGGTCAAGGAGTTTAACCAGTCTCTGAAAAGATTGATGATGATTACCGGGCAGCGGTATTATGAAGCAGATCCCGACATCCTGAAAAGAAAGTTAACCAGGATGATTGATGGAGTTTCTGTTGAAGAAAGCTATAAAGCCAATAATAAGGTGGCTCACAGCAAATATAAACTGATGGTTGATGAAAAGATCGGCTATCTGTTATCAAAACCCTATACCATTGATTGCGAGGACAAAACTTATACCGAAAAGATCAAAGAGGTTTTGGGAAAACACTTCAATTACACTTTATCCGGTTTGGGATATGAGGCCAGCAATAAAGGCATCGCCTGGCTGCAGCCATTTATCAACGAGCAGGGCAAGTTTGACACCCTCATGATTCCGGCGGAACAGTGCATTCCCATCTGGACGGACAACAGCCATAAAGAACTTGACGGCATGATTCGAGTTTATGAATCGACTGAGTGGACGGGATCCAACAAAATCACGATAACTAATGTTGAAATGTGGACAAAAGACGGTGTAACATTCTATACATTACAGGATGATGCACTGTTTTTTAATGCCAATAAATCCAATGATATTGACGCAGGCGGGCCAATATCCCATTTCAAACGTGATGATGTGTGGGTAACCTGGGGAAAAGTTCCCTTTATCCCATTCAAAAACAACCGGGTTGAAATGTCGGACCTGTCTTTTGTTAAGCCATTGATTGATGAATATGATAAATCCCGGTCAGAAGCGGCCAACTATGTGGAAGAAGTGAAGAACCTAATTTTTGTTTTGTATGGTTACGGCGGCCAAGATCTTCATGAATTTATGCGGGTTCTTAACGAGGATCGGGCCATTCCTCTGGACGACAAGGAAAGCGGCGGCTTGGAAACATTGACGCCTACCATGGATATCACGGCTTTACGGGAACATTATGAACAGTTAAAGCGGGATCTAATCGAGGATGGCCAGAGCATTAATAAAGATCTGGATAAATTCGGCAGCGCTCCCAGCGGAGTAGCGCTTAAGTTCATGTATGCCGGTATTGACCTGAAATGTAATGCTCTGGAAACAGAATTCAAGATGGGATTTGAAAACCTGCTTTATTTTGTGGATATCTACCTGAATGAGATCAACCAGGGCGGTTATGAAAATGTCGAGGTTGATATTGTATTTAACCGGGATATGAAAATCAATGAATCAGAAAGCATTGCCAATTGTGGCGCTTCTTTAGGGGTTGTGTCTAATAAAACGATTGTAGCCAATCATCCATGGGTTGACGATGTCGAAAAGGAACTGGGACAGCTGAAAGAGCAAACTGATACCTATAAGCTTGATCAGGTCGAATTGATTGAGGATGATGCCGGGGGTATAACCGATGGCAACTCAGAGTAATCCATACTGGAAAGATCGGATCGCCAATAATACATGGAAAACCTATAATAAAGCAGAGATCCGGAATCAAAAAATGGTTGAAATGTATAAAACCGCCCAGGAAGAAATCTACAATGAGCTGATTAAATTTGATGCAGCCACTAATACAAGCCGGACGGCTGCTTATAATTACCAGCGGCAATTGGCATTGCAGAAACAAATGAATGATGTGATTATTCAGTTGGGTTATGACATCGAAAAAGATTTTAATGATCAGATGGCCAAAATCATGGCGATGCAGTATAAATCAGTCTCTGGAGAAATTCAGAACGGTGAAAGCTTCACCATGCTCAAAGAAAGTGTCTTTAAAGATGTTCTCAAAGAGCCTTGGAAGGGCAATAACTTCTCTGGGCGGCTCTGGAATAATCAGGATAAATTAAGCCAGGCACTGGATCAGGTTATTTTAAATGGTATCAGCGCCGGTAAAACGATCACCGAAATGGCGGTGAAGCTTGACGGGATGATGAGCAATGGTCTTTATAATTCATATCGGCTTGTTAGGTCTGAAACGATGCACTATCTTAATCAGGCCACACTGATGGCGTACAAAGATCGAGGGGTTAAGCGGGTTGAGTATCTGGCAGCGCTAGACGAAAGAACCTGTGAAACCTGTGGCCCATTGAATGGCAAAACCTATGCAATCAGTCGGGCACCGATTCTGCCGATCCATCCTAATTGCCGTTGTACTTATATTCCTGTGATTGTCGATTCAGAAGCGACGACAAAAGCAGCAAAAAATGATATAATCAAACCAAAGATAAATGTCAGCAGCTTAAGTGGCCAGTTGCCCGATGATTTCATTGATGATGTGAAGAATATTCTTGAAAAGGCACCAGAGGTTTGTCAGAAGGTTTGGAATAAATACCAAAGCAAGATAAAGATTAATAATTATGAATCTAAACGTGCTTTCTACAGTCCGGGTGGTGATTACATTGAGTTCGGCATCTATGGCGACAGGCATAATCAAGCGGGTAATATGACAACAATATTCCATGAAGTTGGGCATTTATTTGACAGACACAGTGGCGTTGAGTTGTTCGGTGGGTCCTACACGAAAGTAAGTAAGGAATTTGACCGTTACGGAATGTTCGATATTTTACTCAAGAGCGATACCGATAAGGTTGTAAAAGAAAAGTGGAAAGAACTTAAGAAGATTGATAAAGCAACACCGAAAACCCAGGCTTATCAAGCAATTGAATCCGAGATCAGAGCACTGTCAAACCCACAAAAGGCTGATATCAGTGACATCTTTGAGGGTATCACCAAAGGAAAAATTAACGGCGGCTGGGGCCATGGAAAAGCCTACTGGAAAAACCATGATCCAAGTTCTGAAGCTTTTGCTGAAATGTATAGTGCCAGTGTCAATAATCCGGAATCCCTGGAGCAGATTAAGAAGTATTTTCCAGAATCCTATGATTTGTTTTTAGAAATTTTAAAGGAGATTGCAAAATAATGGATGAATTAATGAACCAATACACCGATGCATTAGGTGAAAATGTGGCCATGTATGCCATTCCATCAGATATTGAGATTGATGGTAAAGTATTAACCCTTGAAGAGTTTCTGCAACTGTGCATAAAAGAAAAGAAACTGGTAACTGATTATTTCCCATACAAAGAAGATTACGATTACTAAAACCACCGATTGTAAAAGATCTGGTGGTTTTTTAGTGCCCAAAATCAAAGGAGGACGCAATGGCCAGCTATGCAAGGAAACCCAGTGTGCTTGAAGCATTCCAATGGACCGGCGAAGTAAAGAACCGGGCACCATGGTGGATATTGGAGGCGTTAGTAAATGGCAAATTGATTCAGGAAGGCAGACAATTGCTGTTGCCTGGGTTTGGAGCCGTCCCTATCGGGGATTATATAATTAAGGAACCCGCCGGGGCCGTATCGATCCGAAACAAGAGTGTTTTTGAGCAGCATTATTATCGGTTGTGAGAGAGGCGGTGATCTTTTATCTCCCGGAAGACCTGGGTTAAGGTCTTATTTTTTCGCCCTTTTTTGCAAGTTGCAGGGCATAAAGAACAGCAGGCAAAAGAATCCCAGGTGGGTAGTGACCACCATAAAAAACTATGGAGGATATAGAAAATGAATGAATGGTTAAAAAAGATTTTAGAAGCGGCAACGATCAGTGAGGATGGAAA